AGCCCTTGACACTGCGGACTTTACGAAACTCTCTGAAGTCTTGCAGGATTTCCAAGCCCCCCAGTCGGAGACCTGAGGCGAGGGGTCGTCATCCTCTCGAAGCTCACCGGCTGGGGGTTGGATGAGATCCTCGACCTGACAACAGCTGACCTTTTAACCTGGGTAAAGACTGCCCAGGGCATCGAGGAAGAAATCGCCAAACAATCAAAACGGAGGGGCTAGACCTTGGCAAATCCAGCAAAGCTATCCCTAGAGATTGGCGCCAAGATAGGCGCCAGTTTTTCCAAGTCGATCAGGAAGGCTCAGCGCCAGATGCTGACCTTTAATGAGAAGGTCAAAAGAAGCGTCAACGACACGGCGGCGGGAGCCACGAAAGGCTTCAAAAACGTCATCAGAAACGACGCTTTCCAGGGCGCAGCGGTTGCTGCTGGCGGGCTGGGCCTGGCCTTAAAAGGTGCCATCGGCACGGCCATGAATTTTGAGAAGTCGATGCAGGCCGTCAAGGCTGTGACGACGAACCTCTCAGACAAGGATTTTGTAAAGCTTCAGGACGAGGCCAAGCGATTAGGCCGAACGACTCAGTTTTCAGCGTCTGAAGCGTCTGGAGCCATGGAGAAGCTGGCTCAGGCCGGTTTGAACGCTGAACAGATGCTAGTGGCTACAGGCCCAGCGTTGAACCTAGCCGCAGCTGGAGGGATCGAGCTATCTGAGGCGGCCGACATCGCCACCAATGTGATGGGCGGCATGGCCCTAAAGGTCGGCGACTTGAACATGGTCAACGACGTGCTGGCTAAAACGTCATCGAGCGCAAACACCAACGTTCGCGAGATGGGGGAGGTCTTTGAGAAGGTCGGCGGGGTTGCCCCGAACATGGGTGTTTCCATTCAGCAGATTTCGGCAATGGCCGGGGTCTTGGCGAACAGCGGCATCAAAGGAGCCGAAGCTGGCACAGCAATGAAGACCGCCATGCTGCGAATGGCTTCTGAAGGGACAGCCATCAAAGCAATGAAGGAGCTGGGCGTCAGCGCGACCGACGCTCAGGGAGACATGCGCGAGTTTCCCGACATCCTGCGGGACATGGGCAGCCAGATGGAAGCGCTGGGATTGTCTGAGTCAAAACGCGCAGACATTCAAAAAAGAGTGTTCGGCCTAAGGGCTGCAGCCAGTGGCGCGATCTTGCAGGAAGCGGCCGCCAATGGCGAGCTGGCTAAGATGCTCGACACCGTTACCAACAGCGAAGGAACAGCAGAAGAACAGGCAAAAACAAGAATGAAGGGCCTTGCTGGCTCAGTTAAAAAACTACAATCTGCGGCCGAAGGCCTGGCCATTGCGTTTGGTGGCCCGTTGCTGGCGCCTCTGGCTGCAGTCGCTGAAACGATGGCGGCCGTTCTTGGCCCTGTTGCGGGATTGCTTGGAGATATGCCGATCCTCGCCACACTCTTGGGAGCTGTAGCGGCGGCTTTTATTGGGCTTGTGATTGCCATGCCGATCATCGGCGCCATCACTGGAGCCGTGGCGGCTTTTAAGCTCACCATGATCGGGGCATGGGTTGCAACCCTGGGACCGGCGGCTTTAGTTTTCGCGGCGGTTGCCGTGGTGATCAGCATTTTCATGCTGCTTTACAAGCGCGTCGAGCCGTTTAGAAATTTTTGCAATGCGATCGGCAATGAGGTTAAGTTCGCAACCAAGTCGGTCATCAAATGGTTTGGGAAGCTTCCGAAAAGAATTGGCAAAATTATTAATCACATAAAATTCTTTTTCACAGATCTTTTTGCCAAAGTCAGCGGGATGTGGAACAGCTTTACCGATTTTATTGGCGCCGTTGTTGAGTTCATCGGCAGCGTAATTAAGGCCGCTGTGATGGCTTATATCCGCCCCTGGATGTGGATGTTCGAGCAAGTGCGAGGCCTGTGGAACAAGTTGCTTGATTGGATTGGTAACTTGCCAATTGTCAAAGCGGGCAAGGAATTGATCGACAATTTGCTCAAAGGCATTCAGGAAGGTTGGACCGCGTTCACTGCTTGGATCACTGAGAAAGTGGAGTGGATTAAGTCGCTTAATCCGTTCAAGAACTGGAGGCTGAGAGCCGCCGAGCAGGACGCCTTGAAAAATGCCGGAAACGTGAGGCCCGGCGCTTTCGGGAGCACCTACCCCGTTTCCCCTTCGGCCAGCAGCGCGTTTAATATCCCCCCGTCAGGTCTGACTGTGCCATTACCTGCCCGCGCGCTTGGCGGCCCGGTTTCCAGCGGCCAAAGCTACCTAGTGGGCGAGCGTGGCCCGGAGTTGTTTACGCCTTCTCAATCTGGGGAGATCCTGAGCAACCGGCAAACCATGGGCCTAGGCTCCAGCGCCACAATGAGCATGGCGCCCACAATCAACATCAACGTTGCAAACTCAAACGCCAGCCCTGACGACATCGCCGCAGCGGTGGCCCGTGGCCTCGATGATGCTCTAATGGAAGCGGAGGCCGGGGTTCGTGCCCTGTTGAATGACTGATGGCTGCTGAGGTTCTGCTCACTCTGGGCAAATATCAATTCGAGATGACGACAGCGGCGCATGACACCCTGCAGCGCTCGAAGTCTTACCGCTGGGCATCTCAGCAACGTCTAGGGCGTGAGCCTGCCTCGCAGTTCGTAGGGCCAGGGACGGAGACGATCAGCCTTAAGGGCAAGATTTACCCGCATTTTCGAGGGGGTCTGGGACAGATCGACGCCATGCGCGCAGAAGCCGACGCAGGCGAGCCGCTTTCTCTTGTAGATGGTCGCGGCAACAACCTGGGCCAATGGTGCATCAAGTCTATAAGCGACACAGAGAAGCAATTCATCGGCCCAGGGATTCCGCGCTGCATTGATTTTTCACTGAATCTTGAGGCCTACGGGCCAGACTCCAACACCAGCGGGGCTGGTGATGGCGGGTTTTCCAATTTTCTTTCTTTCTTTGCGTGAGGTGATCTGATGGCAATGTTTTACAACTGCAAAGACGGAGATCAGCTCGACCAGATCTGTCGAGACATTTACGGATATTCACGCGGGAGCGTTGAGGCGGTCCTGTCGCACGAAACCAACCGCGAACTAGCCAAAAAGCTGCCCGGATTGGGCGTGGGCGATGTTGTCTATCTGCCGGACCTGGCGCCGCAGAACATAGAAACGCAACCAATCAACCTCTGGAGCTGACACCATGCGCCCGCTCTTTCGCCTAGACATTGGCGGCAATGATGTAACCAACAAAGTCTCGGCTCGGGTCCTCTCGATCAAAGTGAACGATGAGGCAGGGCAAAAATCAGACACGCTCGACATCACGCTCGACGATCGAGACGAGCTTTTGTCGATCCCCGAGGCGCGCGCAGATATGCAGCTCTGGCTTGGATATGACGATGGCGCGATGAGCTACATGGGCCGCTATACCATCGACGAGGTGGCCCTGAAATCGAACCCGGCCACGATGACGATTAGGGGCAAGGCCTCGGACAGCTCGCCAGAATTTAAGGCTTCAAAAACACGGAGCTGGCATCAGCAGACGATTGGCGAGATCGTAAGCACCATTGCGGGAGAGCACAGCCTCACCCCTTCCGTTCATACCAGCTACACGGAAAGAATCATCGATCATATTGACCAGGAAAACGAAAGCGACGGGCATTTCCTGACCCGCCTGGCCAAGCTTTACGGCGCAGTCGCCAAGCCTGCAGACGGGCGCCTTTTGTTCATCCCTGAGGGACAGGGGATCTCTACATCGGGGCAGGCTTTGAGCGCGGCCACCATCACCAAAGAAGAGCTCACCGCCATCTCAGCCACCATTAAAGAACGCGGAACCTACAGCGGGGTGATCACGCGCTACAGAGACAAAGAAACAAACCGCGAGGTCGAGGTCGAGACCACGGAGGCCTGGCAAAGCTTCCTAGGCGCCGGTCCCGTTTTTCGAGATAAAAAACTTTACACGTCCAGGGACATGGCGGAACAAGCCGGGAAGGCTGAGCTCGATCGATTACGCGGCGGGACGGTTCAAATCGACTTCACAATGCCGGGCAGGCCTGACATCTTTGCAGAAAGGCCGATAAAATTGGAGGGCGTCAGATCCCCGCTCGCGGGCGACTGGATCGTCAAAACGGTTTCACATACTTTCGGGAACGCTGGCCTGCAAACCAAGGTCAGCGCAGGCTCGAAGCCGACCTAAGCTATAAAATAAGCCCTGACAGGAGGGCCAAATATGACAGAGCGCCCGACCTTTTGGCAAAACCTACTTAACGGCACCGGCCAAGCCCTCCCGCTGGCCGTGATCACCTCGCTGATGGCGTTTGGAACCGTGATGGTGAACGTTCAGATTCAGGTGGCCGAATTGAAACTAAAGCAAGACGAAACCGTTCGGCTGTTGATCAGATCCGAAGAGAGCAGGGAAAAAGCGCTCGCCTGGTTGAAAGAAGAAATCGAAGACATTGAGAAGCGCGTCGACCGCCTCGAAGGGCGCCGCAACTGATG